GATTCTTTCTGCCATCCCTTGTAAAGATGTCTTAGGTTGTATTGTTTGACTAACTTGAGTTCCTTGTTCTTTCAAGTAACTTACTATATTTTTGACAGTTTGTTTTTTCTGACTTGTACTTAAATCTATAAAAGAATCTTCTACATCAACAAATCCATAACCTTCAATTTCAATTTGCATTGTCTATACGATTTCCTTGTGCATCAAATTTAGGTGGATTAGTTCCTAATTGATTACTTCCTACGTTAAGTGTAGTCTCAATATCCTCGTAATACCCAGGATAAATACTATTAACCAATTTTTTAAATTCTATAATTTCGTCTGGTGTATTTAGTAAATTTCCATAGTCAGTAGCTACCTTAACTAACGCATTTATATTTTTAGGATACCCCTTAGCTGTTACATTTGTTACTGTCTTCTCTAAATCTTTTATTTTCTTTTTTATATCTAGTGTTTGTTTAGAGGATTCCTGTGTTTTTTGAAAATTAAGTACACTTGTGTTGTTGTAATTCATATCAAATGTAATGAGATTCCCTTCTGAAATTCCATTATCTTTTAAACGTTTCTTTGCTTGCTCCTCTGTAAGATTATTGTTCTGCATGTAAATTTCTAGCCCTTTATCGTAAGGAACTTGCTTCTGAAAAGCACCTGTAGGCGTTAGTTCTGCATCAAAACCAACATTTTTTAATTGTTGCACTGCCTCTTGATAAGCTTCTGTTTGCATGTACTGGTTAGCTGCATCTGCTCCTTGTGTCGTGAAAATGTCATTTAAGGTTGTTTGTGTTTTCTTGAGTAAATTTAAACCAGATTGCCTTCTTTCACGCATGTTTTTTTGAAGCGATTGGCTAATTTGCATCCCAGCAGAAAAACTATTTATAAACGTATTCCCTAGATTTCCTAAAGTCTCTAACGACCGTTGCATACCATTGCTCATTAGCTTGCACCTCCTAATTGTTTAACCGTTCCATATTTAGCCCCTAAAGCAGCCCCTCCTAAAGCCCCACCTAAACTAGCAGCTGTTTGACCAGCAGCCATAGCCGTTTGAAATGGAAGGCTTGCTGCTTGCACTCGATAATCTTGAGCTTGCAACGCTAATTGGTTGGCAAGTTGACTTCCTTGCAGTCCTGCGGTAGCTACCTGTGATGCTGTGCCTAGCATTGCATCCATTTTAAGTTGTTCAAACTGCTTACGTGTTTCTGGTCTAGCAGCTTGCAAAGCACTTTCTAAATTCATTCTGGCTGTTCCACCTTTTCCTGTTCCATCGTCACCTGTTATTCCATAAGCTTCTATAACAGCCTGTCTTCTTGCGTTAGCTTCTGCTTGGGCTGTTCCTCTTAACCCTGTATAAATCTGAGATACTCTTGTTTTTTGTGCAGCCTGTTCAGCTATTTGCTTTGCTTTTTGCTCTCCTAATTGTATTTCTAATTCCGCCAAACTAAGCCCATAACGCTCCCTAACACCTGCTTCTAACTGTGCATAATTTTGGTCTATTGCTGCTAATTGCTCACCTGCTCTGGTTCTAATTGCACCTAATGATTCAGCTCTGCGTTGTGCTGCTTCTGTTGCGAGTTGCCCTGTGGTCATCAATGTACTTGCTATATCTCTATTTGCTTGCTGGCCAGCAGCTCTTAACCCTTCCAATCGTGCATATTGTCGTTGGCTTTCTTCCGCAGATAGTCGTTGTGTTCCACGTTCTAACAACTCCTTTGCTCCAGCTCCTGACAGGAACGTACCACGTTGCTTTTGCATCCGTGTAATCGCTTCTTCCTGTTCTTTTAGTTGAAACTGATATAAAGGGCTTTTTTGAAAATCAAATGGGTCGCCATAAGTTTCTTGAAAATTACTTAATTCTTCATCGGTCGCAACGCCTGTATATATTTTCTGCATTTCCAAGGCACGTCTGCCTGTCTCTGCTGTAGGGTTTAAACTTTCTATTGCTCGTTTAGAAAATCCAAATAAACCGCCTATACTAGACACAGCCCCAGCATCAGCCTCAGCTTGGCTAATAAATCCACTAACCACCATGTCTTCTAATAATTTTGCATCAGCATTGTCAAATTGTTGCAACGCAAAATCTCTGCTTTGTTCAATATCTTGTCTTGAAATTATCCGACTATCTTCTAGGTTTTTTAATATTTCAGCTTTGCTTGTGGCAAGTTCTCCTTTTGCGTTTTTATACCCTTGTTCTAGTTCTTTAAGACTTAATTTTCCAGATTCAGTTAGCAGGTCTAATTCATTACCCTCTGCTGTATCAAAAATGGTATTTAACGATCTTAGCCCATCTGAAATGCTTAAATCTAGTTGATTTGCAGTAGTTGCAATGATTTCCAGTTGGTTTTTTTCAAATTCGGTATAACCTGCAAGAATAGTGTCTCTAACGGCCTCTAAATCTTTAACTGTTTCAACTTTAGCATCTTCAAGCACTTTTGCTAGTCTTTTGTTTTCTTTAAGTTGGTCATCAGCAAGCTCTTGGGCTTCTACTGCTTGTTCCTCTTTTGCAGCTTCCGCTTCTTTATAATAACTTACTCCTTTCGGGCCTACTTCGGATAAAACAGCAGCTCCAATAAGCCCTATTGGCCCAAATGCAAGCGTACTCCCAACAATAAAAGCCTTTTTCCCCCAATTTCTCCACCAACCCATAAATTCCTCCTTGTTTTATGTTGTATAAGAGATTGTAACAATCCCCCTGTTTATAGTCGCATCATCAAAATCATGAGAATGAAACACACCACTACTTGATCGTGTCAACGTAATCCCATTTGTATTGTCATACTTAATCACATCAGAGCCATCAGAAAACATAAATATTTCGTCTTGATCATCATTAAGAATGGCAACTTCAATGCTTGTTACTTTTAATAAACTTATATTAAGCTTTAAAGGCACAGTAATTGTTTGGGTACTGTGCATATTCCACACGCCAATATCTTTAACCGCATATTTTTTCAGGACACTTCCCCCCCACTTATTCATAACTAAATCTAAATAAGACAAGACTTTTTCTTGAGAGACTTCTCTAAATAAAGGTACTGTGAACCTAGACATCCACCACCTCACTTGCTTTACCAATAACAAAATCAATATCTTGTGAACAATTAATTTCGTATTGTCGACAAAAGTAAGAGCCTAAATTTGTTAATTTAAATACAAATTCAGTTTTTCCAAGCACCTTTAGTGGTATTTGAATGTAGTTTGACCATGTTTGATTTCCATCATCTCTATACCTTAACGTAAGGTTTGGTTCAACATCTTTGTTTGCTCCAATGCCTACCCCCATTTTAAACCTAAACGTGATTGAATAACTTCTTTTTATCTGGTCAGGCAAATCATAATCAATCCAACCTGTTGTTTTCTGAAATCTGATTTGTTGTTTGTTGTCTGTATGAGTGTCTTTATCTAAATAAAAAATTTCTCCTGTGAATCTTGAACCGAACAAATGCCTGTTCCAAGTTTTAGCATAGCAATAAGAATTGCCTAAAAAGTGTTCTCGATCATTACTATTAGTATTATAAAAAGTATCTTCTGACCAGTAATTTAAATTTAAATTATAAATAAATGTCCTTTTTTCAGTAGGAAAATTAAATCTAATTTGATTAATCCCATTAAAATGCTCATAACTCGCAACGCAATCACTAACTGTAGTTAGATTTTGAATGGTTTTGTCGAACGATGTGTTTATCTGAGTGACACGAAACCCATCTAGAATACACAACCTGCGTTTATCATCAAAAAAATACAACACACCATTTACGTTGACTGTACAATGTTTAGCCATAACACCACGTCCGATTTCCATTCCGTTGATTCTACTCAGCGGAGACACCCCATCATTTTGAAAAAATTCAATGCTAGATTCGCCCATAGCCACAATGGTTCTTCGTAATACGTAAAGGGCTAAAATTATATCTGGCGAGCTTTCAGCATTTACGAAATCAAGGGCATTAAATGTTGTTGGACTTGAAGTGAAGTCAGCAAAATAAAAAAATCCAGTACCTACCTTATTCGCAATTAAATACTGATCTAAAAACGCCACATGACTTACTTCTGTGGGGGCATTTGACGTAATATAAGCTGTGTTAGCCGTTCCATCAGAATATACCATTTTACCCCCATTGCAAGCAACAAATGTTGTACCATTATCGGTGAATGTTGCATGTGCATCACTACCAATCTTATCACCTGTATTAGTAATATTTGCAACTGTACCATTTTCATCTGTTATTTTGTAGATACTCCCATCGCTATTAAACAAGGCCATTTTTTGATTTTCAAACCAATGAGACCCATCAGATTTTTTAAAACTGCCAAGATCCGTAAATGATTTTAGACCTGTGCGTTTGTTTGTGTTTCCCAGTTCATCAATATAGCCATCATATAAACTTTCGCTCAGCACATCCAATGTCATGCTATCAACGTTTTGCATTGGTGGTGAATTGATAGGAAATTCAAAGGTTTTTTTAGCCATTTTTTATTAAGTCCAATTCTTGTTTAAGTTCTTGCACACTATGTACTAATACACTAACAATAGACGTAACGTTTATTGCTTTAACTTTTCCCTCGGAATTAACAGCAGTGGGCATCACTTTTTCCAATTCTTGAGCAATGAAACCAAAAATATTATTTCCTTTTTCTTCTTCTTTCCAATCAAAAAGTCTTGGTTGAATATCTTTTATAATTTCAAGCCCTTTTTTTTCAAAATCTCTGACGTTTTTTTTCAGCGAAATATCCGAAGTATCGTTAAAATCCCCTGTGATAAGTCCTGTGCTCGCTATCCTCATCTGCTCTGTAAGGTTTGAAAAGCCGTTACCATCAGCACTTGAAGTTGTACCAAATATTATGTGAGCTCCTTCGTTATCGCCATCAGCCAATGCTCTAATACCTGCGACTGTGTGGTTGTCAGAAGCGTTAAATAGAATGTCGCCAATACTACCAGTAGTGTTCGTATTAGTTCGTTGCATTGTCAATATTGTACTACCGCCTGATGTGGCTAGATGCATTAAGCTACTCGGAGATGTAGTACCAATTCCAACCCTGTTATTGGTTGAATCAACTTTAAAAACTGAGGTATCAACAGTCACATCGCCTGATACGGAAAGACTTGATAATGTACCAACACTTGTTATATTAGTTTGTGATGCTTGTAGAACTGAACCTGTTAAATCCCCAGTAACATCCCCAGTAACATCCCCAGTAACATCCCCAGTAACATTTCCAGTAACATTTCCAGTAACATTTCCAGTAACATTTCCAGTAACATTTCCAGTAACATTTCCAGTCACGTTTCCAGTCACGTTTCCAGTAACATCTCCCTCTAAATTAGCAAATATTGTTCCTGGTGTTCCCGAAAAGACCTCTGAGCTATTCGTTGCATCGGGAAGGAACGTAAACTTGCCAGTGCTGTCATCAAACCCAAAAAAGCCTAACTTAGCTGTACTTCCGTTATGCCAACGAAACTCAATCCCCCGATCTTTATTATCATCAGACGCTGGTGCCGTATCACCTCCCAACGTGAAAATTGGGTCATCAATCGTCACTGTTGTACTATTAATTGTTGTTGTTGTTCCTGAAACTGTTAAGTTACCACTAACAACCATGTTACCTGTAATCGTAGCCCCACTGTTATCTAAAGCAAGAACATCATCAACCGAACCATCCACACCATCAGCTAAACTAAAAATAAACTGCCCTTTTTCGCTACCATCACTCACATCTAACTGTTTTAACCTAATTCTTCCAAATGTGTGTATTTGATCGTTATCATTTTCTGAGTTAAATTCAAAATCATAATAATCGTTATCAGCGACACTAGCACTTGTTCTTTCTAGTTTGATTAATGTTGTCGATACCCCATCCTCATTTTTTTTAAGGTGGAATGGTAGTGTTGCATTTCCTTCAAGAACAATCCCATCTTTAACTGTGATAATTCCATCTAATGTTAAGTCATCGTGAGTGCCACCAATACCCCATATACTAGGGATTACATTATTTCTTTCATCATATATTATTGAGCCACTACCTCTGAAAATATTGTACAAAGGTGCTTCAATGGTACCTTCAATTGTCAGTACTTTAGTTGCAGATATTGTTGCATAAGCCCCCATAAGAAACTTCAAATTAATATTTGAGGGAACTGTCAAATCGTTGTTTATTTCCCAACTTCCAGGATTTAAATAAATCGTCCTGTCAGCTCCACCAGCACTGTTAATTGCTGCACTTAACGTAACTTCATTAGATGAACCAAACCCACTGGCATCAATCTCGCTGTCACTAACTGTACCAGCATTGGGGAAATAATATTGATTTTCTAATGTTGCTACTGTTGTACCATCTGATTTTTTAACGACAGCTGTGTACGTACCATCAGCGAACAATTCAGCTTTTCCATCTGCATTTAACGTAAATGGATTCGCTGCAATACTTGATTTGTTACTATCTTCAAAAATGTTTTTAGCTGTGACGCCATCAGATTCATAAAAATAAACAAGTCCACCATTTAACGGTTCACCTGCATGTATGTAGCCCGATAATAACCACTCAATTTGCACTGCTTGTGCCATAAAAGTCCTCCTTATTTAAGCCTTGGGGATACCGATAAAATGCCTGATTCGTTATCTGCATATTTTGCTGCCTCTAACGCTCTAAAAGCCATTGCTTGAATATCTCTTAATTCTTGACCCACAATTCCTGCTTGTATAGCAAGACGTTCAGCTAACCCCATATAGATAGCTTCATGCCATTCTTGAAAAAAATCAGGGTTATTATCTAACGCATCAAAATCTTCGGGATACCGATTAACTGTAAACTCAATCACATAGTTTGTGCTTTCAGGGTATGGATACAAAAAAACTTTTGGTGTTGATTCTCTTTTAAAAAAGTATTGGATTGGTACGCCTGTGCTATTACTATCAAATCGATTTATGTACTCAGATTTTGTAATTTTATTCATTTGCGTGTTTGTTTGATCTGTTACATGACGAATTATCCCATCTTCAATAGAAATAATATTTGTATTTAAAACAAGCTCGTTAATGCTTGTATATGATGCACCATCTACAGATGCCGAGCCTGCACTTGTTGATAATTTCTTCCAATAACTGGTGTATTGTGAGCCAGTAATAGGTTTTGTGTTTGCATTTTGTGTATGATTTCTAATGCATTCGTAATCATTTCCATCACTACCTAAAACAACACTGCTTGCAACTAATGGAACGCTTATAAAGTCTTGTTGCCAAAGAAAAATTCCATCAGCTCTTAGGCTTTTAATAAACATGTTTAACACTTTTTTACCTGTAGCGACTTGCTCACTAGTAAGCACCTGCCCATCAGGTAATCTATTTATCATTTTGTATGCTAACTCGATAATGTCGTTTGTCGTGACATCAAAATCGAAGCTTCCTGATAACGCCATTTTATTCCCCTTTAATTAGCCATTTCAAACTTAAAAACTGTTTTGGAGTGATCTCAATATCATTAAAATCCTCTAAAACAATTTCAGGTACGTCAATATCAACTTCTAATTCTAAAAGTTGGTTAATTTCATCAAAGAATATTGTTTGGTTTTCTTTATTTAGCTCGTATGTATCATTTTCTTTTTCAGTGCCGTACTCTTTTATTTTTTCATTTTTTACAGTGTTAAATTTTTTGATTTCAGCATCACATTGTTCAAGAAACTTACTAACTGCAAACAATTTAACAGCTTTAAATTTCATATTAGATAGTAAAGCTAAACTTTCTTGCGATTCTATAATTTTTTTTAATTGTATGTTACTCAAATTTAAAATTCCTTTGCACCATTGTGTATTTTGCTAGGTTGTCATCGTGACTAGGTTTATCCAAACAAAACCGACACACAAGTTTCCCTGTGTGCGGTTCTCTTTGTAGGTCTGATCTTAAAAAAACCGAACCATCGCATCTGTCACAAGGACGCTTATAATCAAATAACCGTCCTGCAACTCGTTTGCGTTTACGAACAAACGTCATTACGCTCCTGCGTTACCAAAAATCGCTCTATGGTCGTATGCATTACAACCCATTCTAAAGTAAGAAACGACCTCTTTTACCATCTCAGAATTTTTGAAATCTTCCATGATTCTTGGTTTCTCACGCTCTTGAATAACTAACCCTCGTAAGTTTGTTTTCACAAAAAACGCATTGCTATCTGAAATCTCATTTGTTGAAACATAGCCACCAGGTAAACGACCATTAACACGCCCGAATGGGTTAAGGTCGTTGTTATTTGACCCCACCGTCAACGTACTGAAAAGTAATTTCTGTGCAGTTACATCAAGATCAACAGGAACAATAAGAAGTTGACCTTTAGCATGGATTTTATTTCCTCGTGGGTCTTTAAACTTTCCTATTGCTGTTGTAGCAGAAATCAATGATGATTCTGATAAAGCAGATGGTGTACCTTCTGCGTTTGATTGTGTTCCCCCACCAGCTAATGGATGATCTGTTGCACATAATGCAGAACCATCCGCTAAAACGTCAGCACTTGCTGTAGAAAACGCTGTATTTAGACGATCTATAGCTACAACTTCCATCGTATTTGCAGCCGAAACACCTAAGTCTAAGGCTTGTTGCAAGATGTCATTGTACTTGTTATCCATTAACATTTCATGCGTTATATTCATTTTTTTCGCATACGCTAGATTTTCGATGTACGTTTTAAACGACTGACTCATCGTGTCTGCAACAGCCGAAGCACCCTCTGATTTAACTGAGTGGTTGCCTAAACTTGAAAATTCCTGGTATTTCTCCGTCTCTCTGTCCGAACTAACAACATCAAAAATTCTTCGTGACACTTTTTCAGATTGTTCGTATCCGACACCAAAATTTAATTTTATGCCTTCTACCAGTAGGTTTGAGGCAGAACTTCTTGTAATATTACTTGCCATTTAAAATTCCTCCCTTATACCGATGTGTTGCTTGTAGAAGCATTTTCAGAAAACTCACCAAACAAAACCGCATGTTCTGCAAAGGTGTTTCCTGGCTCGTCCAATAAACCCATAATCCTAAACGCTTGACCAGTACCTACATTGGAACTATCAAGTTCATACTTACTTACACCAGTGTTTGTGTCTGCGTTCGCTGCTACGATGTCGCATGTTGCATTAATAGCTGCACTTGTTAATGCTGTGCCACTATCAGCTTGAGCCGCCCATAATTGTCCTGGAACAACTTTAATTCCTGTAATTGTTCCAGCGGTGGATGCTGGTAAGTAAGAAATGCTTTCACCATTAGAATTTTTAAAACTCTGTGCGATATAAGCAACTAATTCACCTGCTGCACTTCGCTTGTAGCCACCATCAGCTTCCATTGTTAGTGGGTCGCCTTTCCCTATTGTTGTTGCGTTTGACGCATCAATTTCTAATTTAACAACTTCGCTAGGGCCTGCAATACATCGAAACCCAAATGCGTAATCAACATTAGCCATAATTGTTTCCTCCCTTTCTTAGTTCATAGCTAAATTATGAAACCCCGTACTCAGATTGCACCTCATGGATACGTCTCTGTTTGTAATGGTAATTCATAATATTTTCTTTGTTTTTCTTTGATGTATGCATCAAAGTGAGTTCACCTCGCTTAATCATCGCATCAGGATTTTTTTCAAAACCCATGGTCAAATCAGCAAATTGTGACTCAAAATTTAAAAGATCGCTTGGTTTGGTAAATTCATAACCAATAGCTAATCTTTTCGGGATACCGCTGTCAGTTTCCCAATAACCAGTTAGATTCGGGTCTTTAAAAGTTACATTTAAATGACTTCCAAAGTTTTTTTCGATGGCTTCTATCGATGTTTCCATTGATTTGCCATCATCCCAAACTTCACCTTTAGCAGATTTTTGAGGCTTATCTGATACCTGTAAGGCAGATTGAGACTGATTGTCTCGTTCCGATATAATTTTCATAGCAGCTTCAGCAACGTCCATCTTCATCATAAAAGACTTAGTTGATTTGCCGTCATTTTCTAATATTGAGTATATACCATTTTTAATTTTTTTAAACTCTTTTATGTCTTCTAGCAAGATTTCTCTATTTTTTATTTTAATTGATTTCATGGTTTTTAGTCCTCCGTAACGTTTTTATTAACAGCTTCAACAAGCTCTTTGGTTCGTTTAATCAGTTCAGGCTCACTCAAATTAGGGAACATGCGTCTCACATACTCCAATTCACTACGTTTAATTTGTATTTTACGTGTGTTTGATCGTTCAAGTGATGACGGTTCAGCTGTTGAAACATTTTGATATGGATTTTTCTTAAACTGTGGCATCTCATTAACTTTATCTGCAACAAAATCAAGTTGTTGTTTTGGTGTTAAGTGCTTGTATTGTGGGTCATTAATTACTTTTGAATGCAAGTTTTCCGCTACATGTGTGCGTGCTTCATCCACTTGATACCAAGGAGCTTTGGTTTTGAAGTAATTCACCATGTCATCGGGTGACATATCCGAAGTGTACTGAGTTCCTTGTGTCTTTTTTATCATATCATCATATTTCTGAAATTCCTCATAATCGCTCGTTTCAAAAGCTTCTCTACGCTTTGCTTCGTATTCAGAAACCAGCACATCATTTTCTTTTTTTGAGCGATCATCTTCTTTTGACATCAACAACTCAATTTTCTTTTCTAAATCTTCAATCTGTTTATCTTTGGCTGTATTTTTTTTAATTAGCCCCTCAATGCGTTTATCTCGCTTAAAATTTTTCTTTTTTTTAGGCTTTTCTTCTGTAGTTTCATCCTCAACTAAAACAACATCATCCTGTTCATCCTGAGCCTTATCATCAGAAACAGGTTCATCAACAACATCATTACTTAGTTGGTTAGTGGTATCATCTGTAAGTTCATCTTCAACAATATCAACATCACTGTCTTCTTTGTTTTCAACTAATTTTGCTACGGATTCTAAATCATAAACCGCTTCTTGATTATTACTCATGAACATCTCCTATACAAAACTCGTTAGACTCACATTCGTATGCCTGATCTTCATCTCTATGGATGGTATGCAATGCTTCT